AATAACCAACATTCTGCTATACTTAAAAAACGTCAGATAGCTTCATCATATTTTCATATGGGTAAGATAATAAATACCTATTGGTTTGAAGAAGGTAGTACCTGTAAGATTGGTGCTTCACTAAAAGACTTTATTAATGATAAAGGTTCCTGGAAGTTCTTAGAAGAATACAAGATATTTTTAAATGAACATACTGCTTGGTATAGACCAAGTAATCCAGAGAAGGTTTTATTATGGCAACAACAAATTGAAGTAAAAATTGGTAATAGAAAAACAGCAAGAGGTCTTAAATCAAAGATACAAGGTGGTTCTTTTGAAAAGAATGCAACTACAGGGGTAGGGGGACCATGTACCTATTTCTTTCATGAAGAGGCTGGTATTGCTCCTAAGATGTCAGAGACATATGAGTACTTACGTCCTGCAATGTCTTCTGGAATGATGACAACAGGTATGTTTATAGCAGCAGGATCTGTGGGTGATTTAGATCAATGTAATCCACTAAAGGAAATGATAATGAATCCTGATGCCAATGATATTTTTGCTGTAGAAACAAACCTAATAGATGCTGACGGAACAATAGGGATGGCTGGTTTATTTATACCAGAACAATGGTCAATGCCTCCGTATATTGATGAGTATGGTAACTCTCAGATAGAAGAAGCAATAAAAGCAATAGAATTAGAAAGAAACAGATGGAAGAATGAATTAAATGGTGAACAGTTTCAATTAAGAATATCACAGAAACCATTAAACATTGCTGAGGCTTTTGCATATAGAAAAGCTTCTATATTCCCACAAGGAGTATTATCTAAACAACTTAAAAAGATTGAGGAAAAAGAATATCCTTATGAACTACTTGATTTGACAAGAGAGCAAGAAGGTATAATAGCTAAAAGATCTAACAAGTTACCTATATCAAGATTTCCAGTAGATAGAAAACAACATGATAAGACTGGTGTAATAGTGGTATGGGAAAGACCAACATCTGCACGTCCTGACTTTGGTCAGTACTATGCATCTATTGATCCTGTATCAGAAGGTAAAACTACAACATCAGATTCATTGTGTAGTATATTTGTATATAAGAATGCTGTAGAAGTAATTAGAGAAACAGTAGCTGGTGATACTGAACAGTTTATTGAGAAAGATAAAATAGTAGCAGCATGGTGTGGAAGATTTGATGATATAAATAAAACACATGAGAGGTTAGAGTTACTTGTAGAATGGTATAATGCCTGGACAATTGTAGAGAATAATATATCATTATTTATTCAACATATGATTGCAAGAAGAAAGCAAAGATACTTAGTACCTAAACAGCAAATACTATTCTTAAAAGATCTTGGCTCTAATAAATCAGTATACCAAGAATATGGATGGAAAAATACTGGAACTTTATTTAAGAGCCACTTAATATCATATGCTATAGAATTTATTAGAGAAGTTATTGATGAGGAATTAGATGATAGTGGTAATGTAATTACACAGACATTAGGAGTAGAAAGAATACCTGATCAAATGTTATTAAAAGAAATGTTAGCATATTATCCTGGGCTTAATGTAGATAGACTTGTAGCATTTGGTGCATTGATTGCATTTGTTAAAATACAACAATCTAATAGAGGATACTCCAAAAGACGTGAATCAGAGGACAAATCTTTGGTAAACTCAGAAAATTTGTATAAATTAAAGTATAGCCCATTTAAGAATCTTGGTAAAAGTAGGGGTAGTTCAAATAATAAGATAAAAAGATCTGGTTTTAAAAATTATAAATAGTATAATTAAATAGTAAAAGATGAGAGTATTAAATGCAATGCAATTAAAGAATGGTGCTAAAGCAGAAAGCGGACCTACGTTTTCAAGCTTAACACAACCAACTCAGTTTTTACCATATGCTAAAAAAACAGATGATTGGGCTGCATGGAATCTTGATTGGTTAGAATTACAAGGTATTGAATTTTTACGTATAAATGCAAGAAGACTATTAAAGAATTATAAACTTGCTGTAGGTATAATAGATAAAACAGATTACATTGTTGAACCAGACAATGATTATAAAGAGATGATGGATGTTCTTACTAAAGAAAATGATTCAGCTTTAGAACTTAAATTTTATCCTATTGTTCCTAATGTCATCAATGTACTAACTGGTGAATTTGCTAAAAGATATTCTAAGGTTCAATTTAGAGCAGTAGATGATGCATCTTATAATGAGATGTTAGAACAAAAAAGATTACAAGTTGAACAAACTTTATTAGCTGATGCTGAGAGACAGCTTACTATGAAAATGGTAGAGATGGGAATGAATCCAGGATCAGAAGAAGGTTTACAACAATTATCACCTGAAAATTTAAAAACATTACCAGAAATAGAAGACTTCTTTAGTAAGTCTTATAGAAGTATGGTAGAGGAGTGGGCATCACACCAACTTGCAGTAGATGAAGAAAGATTTCATATGCAAGAACTAGAAGAAAGAGGATTTAGAGATATGCTTATTGCAGATAGAGAGTTTTGGCATTTCCGTATGCTAGAAGATGACTATGATGTAGAGCTATGGAATCCTGTATTAACCTTCTATCAAAAGTCACCTGATCAAAGATATATAGCAGATTCAAACTATGTAGGTAAAGTTGATCTAATGACTGTTTCAGATGTGGTAGATAGATATGGGTATTTAATGGATAAGAATCAACTTGAATCATTACAAAAAATATATCCTGCTAGATCAGCACAATATCAAGTGAATGGTTATCAAAATGATGGATCATATTATGATGCTACAAGATCACATGGGTGGAATACTAATATGCCAGGTTTAGCATATAGACAATATACAAGTAACTATTGGAATGACCCATCAGCTGGTGGAGATATATTAAGTGAGATACTAGATCAGAGTGAAGACATGACTCCTTTAGATGAAGGAAACTTAATGAGAGTTTCTACAATTTATTGGAAGACTCAGCGTATGCTAGGTCATTTAACTAAGATAGAAAATGATGGTGAAGTTACACAAGAAGTAATTGATGAAACATTTAAGATAACTGAAAAAGCAGTATATGATACATCTATCTTTAAGAACAAAACAAAGGAAAACCTTTTGCAAGGTGAGCATATAGATTGGATATGGATTAATGAAGTATGGGGTGGAGTAAAGGTAGGTCCAAATTTACCAGCTATGTGGAGATCAACTATGGGTGATAACATTAACCCAATATATATAGGAATTAATAGAACTAAACCTGGTAGATTACCATTTCAGTTTAAAGGTAATAATACACTTTATGGATGTAAACTTCCTGTAGAAGGGAGAGTATTTTCAGACAGAAATACCAGATCAACTTCATTAGTAGATTTAATGAAGGCATATCAAGTTGGGTACAATATGGTTAACAACCAAATTGCAGACATTCTAATAGATGAATTAGGGACAGTAATCATGTTTGATCAAAATGCTTTGCCACGTCACTCAATGGGAGAAGACTGGGGTAAAAATAATTATGCAAAAGCATGGGTAGCAATGAAAGATTTTCAAATGTTGCCTTTAGATACTTCAATTACTAATACTGAGAATGCCACCAACTTCAATCATTACCAAACTTTGAACATGGAGCAGACTAGTAGATTGATGTCTAGAATCCAATTAGCAAACTACTTTAAACAACAATGCTTTGATGCCATAGGAATCAACCCACAACGTCTAGGAGGAGCTGTATCAGCTCAAACTGCAACAGGGGTAGTCCAGGCTATGCAGCAATCATACGCTCAAACAGAGATGTATTTTGTGCAGCATTCAGATCAATTAATGCCTAGAGTGCATCAAATGAGAACTGACTTAGCACAATACTATTGTAGTAATAACCCAAGTGTTAGATTATCTTATATATCTACAGAAGCACAAAAGGTTAATTTTACCATTAATGGTACAGATTTATTATTAAGAGATTTTAATATTTTTGCAACAACTAAAACTAATCATAGAGCTATTCTAGAAAACTTAAAGCAAATGGCTTTAACAAATAATACTACTGGAGCAAGCATATATGAATTAGGAAATATTGTTAAAGCTGATTCAATTGCTGAAGTAACAGACATATTGAAAGATTCTGAAGTAAGACAACAACAACAACGTCAACAAGAAATGCAACAACAACAGCAAATGCAACAGCAAGCATTAGAAGCTAAAGCACAAGAAGAACAACAAAAACTTCAAGTTGAAATGCAAGAGAATGATAAAGATAGACAAAATGATATTACTTTAGCTGAAATAAGATCAGCAGGCTTTGGTGCTTCAGCAGATATTAATCAAAATCAACAATCTGATTATCAAGATGCTATGAAAGACATTAGAGAGACTACTCAATACCGTGAACAAATGAATATGAAACGTGAAGAATCAAATTCAAAACAGATGATGGAAAGTAGTAGACTAGATGTAGAAAGGGAAAAAATATCAGCACAAAGAGATATAGCAAATACTAAACTTCAAATTGCACAAGAGAACAAAAATAAGTATGATGTTAAAAAATCTGAGGATAAAAAATAGGCGTTAGCTATATACTGCTAAAAACTTTCAAATTTTTTTAAATATTATAAGTTTGTTTTAAGAAACATTTGTTATATTGATTATATAGAAAGTATTAATTATTAAAACCAACATAATTATGAGTTCAACAGAAACAACTATGAATAGTAAAGTAGAGACACTTGATATTAATTTAGATGAGATCTTTAATGGTGCACCAGGTGGTGATACTATGACTTTACCGGAGGAAAAATCAGAAACTCCTAAACAAAAAAATATCTTTTCAGGAAATGGCAAATCAGATTTTTCTTTTGCTGATCCAGATAAAGATGATGCTGATGATTTAATATCTAAAGTAGAAGAGTCTAAAGTAGAAGAAACAGAAGAAGTTAAAGCAGTTGATACAAAAACTGAAGAAGCTAAAGATATACTAGATACATTAGATGAAGAAACAGAAGAAGATGCTGTTAAGGTTAAGAAAGGTAGAAAACCAATTAACGGTATATCTGATGTCTTTTCTAAATTAATTAAGGATGATAAAATTGTTCCTTTTGATGATGATAAAGAATTAGATGACTATACTGCTAAAGATTGGGAAGAGTTAATCCAAGCTAACTTAGATGAGAAAGCTAATCAAGTTAGACGTGAGACACCTAAACAGTTTTTTGATAGTTTACCACAGGAATTACAAATAGCTGCAAGATACGTAGCTGATGGTGGTCAAGACTTAAAAGGATTATTCTCTACTTTATCACAAGTTGAAGAAAGTAAATCTTTAAACATTAAAGAAGAGAAGGATCAAGAAAGAATTATAACTGAGTACTTAGGTGCTACAGGTTATGGAACTTCTGAAGAGATTCAAGAAGAAATAGAAATATGGAAAGATTTAGGAAAATTAGAAACACAAGCTTCTAAGTTTAAACCTAAGTTAGATAAGATGCAAGAAAAAGTTGTTGCTAGAAAACTTCAAGAACAAGAGTTAAAGAAGAAACAACAAGAACAAGCATCCCAACAATATATGAAAAATGTATATAATACATTAAAAGAAGGAAAAGTAGGTGATCTTAAAGTTGATAAAAAAACTCAAGCCATGATATATAATGGTTTAGTATCACCTTCCTATCCATCTGTAAGTGGAAAGAATACTAATTTATTAGGACACTTACTAGAAAAATATCAATTTGTTGAGCCAAATTATGGTTTAATATCTGAGGCATTATGGTTGCTACAAGATCCAGACGGATACAAAGCAAAGATAATGGATAAAGGTGCACAAAAAAGTGTAGAGGCAACTGTCAGAAAATTAAAGACAGAGCAATCTAATACAGGTGGATCTACTTCATTAGGGGTTAAAGACAAAGAACCTTCAAATGCAAGAACAACAGGTAGAAAAAAACTACAAAGAGCTAACAACATTTTTAAACGCATTTAATTAAGTAAATTAAATATAAACAAAAACAATTATTAATCAAAAACAAGAAAATTTATGGCAACTCCAGTTTTAAATAATGGGATTTTCCTACGTGATACAAGCTACAAGGCTAGTTCTCATGTTGATTCTTACCACCTAACACAGATGCTTGGCAACGCTGAGCCTATGGATATGGGACCAATTGATTTATGGGCTATGACTCAGAAGGTAGAAATGCCTTTATATCAAATGGCATCATTCGGTGGAAAGAATACAATCATGGTGGACAACGCTAGAGGTGAGTACAAGTGGCAAACTCCTATTGCACAAGATCTTCCTTACATAGTAGCAGATATAGATACTGCTAATACTACAAAGGGTATTGACGGAACAACTTTCCAGATCAAGATCAACAAAAGAACTTTTGGACATGGTGACATTATTACTTATGATAAGTATAATGGACTAGAACTTTACATCACAGCAGACGATATTGTACCTGCAGGTGACGGTTTTGTATACACTGTTCAATTAGTAAATAATAACAATGCCGCTACTCTAGATGCAAAATACTTAGCTAAAGGTACAAAGTACTTTAGAAAAGGTTCTGCAAGAGGTGAGTACGGTGAAAGATTCTCTGACATTGAAACAGGTTCAGGTTTCCGTGAATTCTACAATTTTGTAGGAGGAGCAGAAGCACATGTACACTATTCAATTTCTTCAAGAGCAGACTTAATGATCAAAGGCGGATTAAACGCTGATGGTACTGTACCTGTTACTGAGATTTGGAGAAACTTCAACACAGATCCAAGCAATCCATCAGTACCTAGTATTGAAGGACTTGTAGCAAATATGGGTAAAGCTGGTGCTAGAGAAGCATTTGAGAATGGAACTCTTACAAGAACTTTCATTACAAATATGGAAGCAGCTCACTTATCTAAAATTGCAACGGATATTGAAACT